TCCACGCGGCTGAACGTGTCTGCCGCGCCGTCCGTCGACCCGTACGGGAACGTGCAGGGGCCGATGTCGATGAAGTTGAACTCGTGGGAGAAGGACGACCTCCGCGAGATCGGCCGGAAGTCCGGCCTATCTGTTGTCCAGACGACGCGTGATGACCTCAACCTGCTGTGCCCGGTCGAGGAGTACGACCCGTTCTCCGAGGGCTGGCCCTCCTGACGGAAGGAACCGTGATGACCCGCAAGAAGAACACCGACGACGTCGAAGATGTCGAGACCCCGGATGTCCCGGACAACACCCCAACCCCGCACGTCGCGCCCGTTGAGGACTCCAAGGGCAAGGCGGAGAAGGCGCCGGACGGCTACGCGTACGTCGTGCACCCGAAGAACGGTGAGCGTTGCCTCGTCGACGAGAAGTCGGTCCCCGAGCTTCTGGCCGACGGGTACACCGCCGGGTGAACGTCCAGGCCGTCCGCCTCGCACTCGAGCGCGACCTGCCCGCCTACTTCCCAGGCTGGGACGTGACGCTCAGCATGTGGCCGGCGTTGAACGCGACGAAGACCGTGCAGATCGGCCACGCCCGCACCCTCGGCCCCGACACGTTCGACTCCCAGACGGTCGACCTCCCGATCACCCTGTGGGTGAAAGAAGCCAACCAGACCGAAGCGGTCAACGACATGTACCAGGCGATCTCGTACGACACGGACACCGCAGTGCGCCGGCTGGTCGAAGCCCGCCGTGTGCTGCAGTTCACCGTTGAGCAGGTCGGCCGACGCGAGGAAGGCCCGACAGGGTTCATCGCCGCTGACTTGCTGTGGATCATCCAGGTCGCCGACACATGAGCGAGGGCTGACGTGCACGAAGCCGCTTTTCGCTGGGTGGAGCGCTGCGTTTCCGATTTCGACTGTGCCGGTTGGTCGGTGTTGGATCTCGGTGGCCGTGACGTGAACGGCACCACCCGAGGCCTGTTCGGTGGACGCTACGTGGTGGTCGACATCGAGCCGCATCCATCCGTGGATGTGGTCGCTGACGCCGCGCTGCTCGACTTGGACGAAAGGTTCGATGTGGTCGTGTCGACCGAATGTTTCGAGCACACCCCGAAGGGGGCGGAGATCTGCGCTGCCGCGTTCCGCCACCTGACAGACAAAGGGGTGTTCATCGCGACGATGGCTGGCCCGGGTCGGGTGGTGCACAACGCCGTTGGCGGCCCCGACTTGCCGGCGGGCGAGTGGTATCGGAACGTCGAACCGGACGAGTTGTCGTCCTGGTTGGCGGCTGCCGGGTTCGGCTCGTGGAGTGTCGACCAGGCGGGGCCGGATGTCAGGTGTTGGGCGCGGCCGTGACGAAGGTGCTCGTCGTCCATCCTGGCGTCCACTTCAGCGTTGCTGACGTCTACAACGGCGTCGTGAAGGGTTTGCGGGAGAACGGCTGCGACGTCGGAGTGTTGAACCTCGACGACCGGATCGAGTTCTACAGCCGCGCGTACATCGCGCTTGGCGACGACGAAGAGGCCGGCTACCGCAAGGCGCTCACCGACACCGCTGCGATGGAGATGGCAGCGCAGGGGATCGAGGCAACCCTGTACGAGTGGTGGCCCGACATCGTGATCATCGTGTCCGGGTTCTTCATCCCTCCGAAGTTGTGGGGAGTGTTGCGCCGCCGGCCTCATCATGTCGTCTACTGGTGCACCGAATCCCCGTACGAGGACGACAGGCAGGCGACCCCAGCGCGGTATGCGGACACGGTGATTTTGAACGACCCGAGCTCGCTGGACTGGTATCGCGGCGAGGTGAACGAGCGGACGTTCTACATGCCGCACTCGTACGACCCGGACGTCCACCATCCCGGCGGCGCAGACCCGGACTTGGTGTGCGATTTCGGGTTCGTTGGGACGGGGTTCCCGTCACGGGTCGACTGGTTCGAGCAGGTCGACTGGGCTGGGATCGACGCGAAGTTCGGTGGGAACTGGCAGGAAGTCGACGATGACTCCCCCCTCGCTCGGCTGCTGCTCCACCCTCGCGGGGCGTGCATCGACAACGTCGACACGGCCCGCTTGTACCGGTCGTGTAAGGCGTCGCTGAACCTGTACCGCAAGGAACATTCGGACAACGCTCACGCGGCTGGATGGGCGATGGGGCCACGTGAGGTCGAGTTGGCGGCGTGCGGGACGTTCTTCTTCCGGGAGGCTCGCCCTGAGGGCGACGAGTTGTTCCCGATGCTCCCGATCGTCGATGAGCCTCACGGGTTCGGTGATGTGTTGCGCTGGTGGCTCGCCCACGACTCGGAACGTAAGTCGGCTGCCGAGGCGGCTCGAGCGGCGATCGCCGATCGGACGTTCCGGAATCACACCGCGGAGATGTTGCGCCTCGTTGAGGGCGCCGGCCGCAAGATCGCCGCCTAACCCAGGCGTCGAACCTCTAGTCATTCGGCCCGCCACGGCCGCCAAACCCCCAAGGAGGGCAACATGGCACGCATCGCCGGCCGCAATGGCAGGTTGTACGCGAACATCACGTCGGGCGGCACAGCCGAACCCGTCCAGTACCTCAACACGTGGGCACTGAACTTCGCTACCGACAAGATCGAGGTGACCGCGTTCGGTGACACCACGAAGACCTACGTGGGTGGCCTGCCGGACGCGTCGGGTACGTACGCCGGATTCTACGACGACGCGTCGTCGCAGTTCTACACGGCTGCTGTCGATGGGGTGGCACGCAAGTTCTACCTGTATCCGTCGACGCTGACGAACGGCCAGTACTGGTTCGGGACCGCGATCTTCGACTTCAACGTCAACGGCGACGTCGCGGGTGCGGTGGCCGTGTCGGGTTCGTTCTCGTCGTCGTCGGGAGTCGCGAAGGTTGGCTGATTGACATGGGCACGTCGTCGTCGGCTGCGCAGCTCGCCGGGAAACTGGCGAAGGCTGCGGATGCGATCAAGCAGTCGCAGAAGCAGGCCATCAAGCGTGGCGCTGTCGTGATGAAGGCCGAGCTCGAGCAGGCACGCAACGCGGCGGTCGGTTCGGACGGCCGTCTGTCGCATGTGGGGAAGTCCGGGGCGAAGCTCTCAGTCGGCTACGAACTGCAAGGCGACGATCAGGCGACCGTGACGGCGAAGGGGCCGTGGCCGCTCGTTGAGAACAAGGTGCCGGCCCACGTGATCCGCCCGAAGAAGGGCAAGAAGCGTGGCGTCGCGTTCGGTGGTGTCGTCCGCCGGTCGGTGCATCACCCCGGCGTGCGGAACCCGAAACAGCCGTTCAAGAAGGGCACCGCCGCCGGCGGCCCGAAGGCGATCCGCGAGATGGGCACGCCTATCGCGGAGGCGTTCCGTTCCAGCTTCTAGATCGGTAGGTGAACGGGTGCGTCCTTGGGTGATCCGTGTTCTCGACAAGGAATGGACCTCGGAGCAGGTTGCTGCCCAGACGGCGATCGCGGTGGCCGAAGAGTATGGGCCGGCGGACCAGTGGCAGGCAACGTCGCCGTGGAATGGTCCGGTCAGTCTTGCTGCGTGGCTGACGGTGCTGTTCACCTCTGAATGCGGAGACCCGCGAGCTGCCCGCCTGATGGTGCACTCAATGACCGTGGACGAGTTCGTCGGCTGCCTGTCGGAGCCGTCCGATGGCTGACCTGACCGAACGACTCAAGCTGCTCCTCTCACTGGACGGCGCCGACAAGGTCGTCCAAGGGTTCCAAGACACCAGCAAGTCAGCAGACAAGGATCTCGGCAACACCGAGAAGAAGCTGGACAAGCTCGGCGGCACGATGACGAAGACCGGCGCAGGCGCGGTCGCTTTCGCTGGTGTCGTCGGGACCGGCGTGTTGAAGACGGTCGGGTCGTTCAATGATCTCGCGATCGAGGCCGGCAAGGGCGCCGACGCGACCGGTCTAGCTGTGGACGAGTGGTCACGGTGGATCGAGGTTGCTGGCGACGTTGGTGTTGAAGCAGGGACGATCCAGGGGGCGTTCCAGAAGTTCAACAAGTCCGTTGCCGATGGCAAGCCAGCGCTCGACGAGTACGGCGTCGCGATCGCCCACACCAAGGACGGTGTGGTAGACGCCAACGCTTCGTTCATCAACGCCATCGACACGATCGGCAAGATCGAAGACCCGACCAAGCGCGCGGCAGCGGCGCAGGAGCTGTTCGGCAAGTCGTACGGCGAGATCTCCGAACTGATCGAGACGGGCGCCGACGGGGTCAAGACGGCGCTCGCAGCAGTGTCGGAGACGAAAGTCATCGATGACGGCGAGCTCGACAAGGCCCGCGACTACCGGGCGAGCATGGATGCTCTCAGTGATGCGGCCGGCGAGTTCGCTCTGGCCGTCGGGCAAGGGGCAACGCCCGTCGTGCAGGGCTTCGCCGACGTCGCTTCCAAGGCCATCGGCGCCGTCTCGTCACTGGACCAGGTGACCGGCGGTGCTGCCGGTCAGTTCCTCGCGATCGGCACCGCCGGCATCGCAGCGGTAGGCGGGCTGTCGCTGGTGGTGGGCCAGGTCGTGAAGATGCGCACCAACCTGAAGCCCCTGACAGACAGACTTCACAACACCGAGGGCGGCCTCTCCGGGATGGGCAAGGCCGCCACGGTCGCCGGTACGGCGCTCGGCGCTCTCGCAGCAGTCGAAGTCGCCGGGCAGGTCTTCAACACCGTCACCGACGCAGCCGGCCGCAATGAGCGGTCATTGCAGCAGTTGACCATCACTCTCGGCGATTACCAGAAGGGTCAGGCCGACGCGACGACGGTCCTCGACGACTTCCAGAAGAAGGTCTCCGACACCGGATCGACGTTTGCGTTGGGGAACGTCATCAAGAACTTCGGCAAGGAGATCAACCTCGTCAACGCCGAGGGCGAGTCGTTCGCCTACAACATCGAGACGATCGACGAAGCGTTCCAAAATCTGCTCGACACAAGCCCACAACAAGCAGAACTGCTGGTCCAGGCGCTGCGCGATCAAGCCCAGGCGATGGGCGAAAACGCCTACGAGTTCGACGGCTACATCCAGTTGGCCGACCGATACCAGGAACGGGTCGATCTCCAGGTCAAGTCGACCGAAGCGCTGACGACGGCAGCCGACGGGAACACCACGGCGACCCAGGCGAACGCCGCCGCTCAGGGTGAGGGGGCGACGGCGGCCGAGGACCACACGCAGCACCTCGCCTGGCTCTACAGCCAGATGGAGGACGGAGTCCGCTCGGCCAACGAGGCCGCCTCAGCGCAACGCGACCTGGCGCTCGCCGACAAGGAGGCCGCTCAGGCGGCGGCCACACACCAAGGCGCGATCGCGAACCTTCAAGGGCAGCTCGACGACAAGACCGCGTGGCTGAATCTGCAAGGACAGTTCGCCGACACCAACACGGCGATTCAGTCCGGGCTCGAGGCGTGGCGCACCAAGGCCGACAATGCCGCACAGGCGGTCCTTGAAGGCGATTTGGCACTGACGCAGTTGCAGAGCTCGGTCGCCGAGTACGCGACGACCGTCCTCGGCTTGCCGTCGGACGTGGTGACGGACATGGTCGGAAGCCTCGCCGATCCGAGCGAACGGCAGAAGGTCCTCGACTTCCTGAAGAACCTGTCGTACGGCGTGACCGTCCCGGTCAACTACCAGGAGAACAAGAAGCCAGCTGTCGTCGTCCCAGGCAAGGGCGGCGCTTACGCGGATGGCGGGTTCACCGGGCGAGGCAACCCGAACGACGTCGCCGGGATCGTCCACAAGGGCGAGTACGTCATTCCTGCCGACGGGGTCGATCAATCGTCCGGGCTGCCTCTCGCGGGGGCGTCCGGTGGGGCGGTGCCGATGGGCGGTGGAGGCGTAGGCGGTGGTGCGACGTTCATCGTGAACGTCGCAGCGCGCGCTGGCCAGGACGGGTATGCGCTCGCCCGCGAGTTTCGTGAAGGGCTGAAGCAGCACGTCGCGACGAACGGCCCAGGCGAGATTCTTCGCCTGCTCGGCATCACGCCCTGATGGCTGCGCCGACCGTCACGATCACGTTCA